CTCTTGCTTATGGACCTACACAAAAATTTCTTGCAAGGTTGCAACAGAACCCTGATTTGAATCATCCTACTCAAATGACCCTTCCTAGGATGTCATTTGAATTTACAAATCTTGCGTATGATCCTACCAGGAAGTCAACCAAGACTCAAAGTATGGTCATCACCAATGTAAACGGTGAAGAGGAGAGAAAAACATTTTTACCTGTTCCATATAATATGACTATTGTCCTTTCAGTTTATACAAAACTGAATGACGACATGCTTCAAATTACAGAACAGATTGTTCCCTATTTTCAACCAGGATATACCATTCCAATTAAATTTTTAGGGGACTATGAGGAAGTTGTCAATACTCCTGTTGTTCTTGAAAACATTGATATGACTGATGAATATGAGGGTAACTTCGATACTAGAAGAGCACTTATCTATACATTCACATTTACAGCAAAAACAATGCTGTTCGGACCACTCACAGATGTAAGCAAGGATATCGTCAAGAAGGTTACTGTTGGTTATGTTGCTGGATCCAGGTCAAACAAATACGAAAGAGACATCACATATCAAGCCACACCTAGAGCGATTAAGGACTATGATGGTGTAGTTGCTACTCTGCTTGCAGAGAACGTGGACATGGTTGAAACCGTCATTGATGTTGAGGATGGAACTCAGATTCCAGAAGGATCTTATATCTACATCGATCAAGAAGAGATGTATGTCGAGACTGTGACAGGCAATAAGATACTTGTTAGAAGAGCACAGGATAAATCTCCAATTCAAAATCATGTTTTGGGATCTAAGGTCTATACGATCAATCAAGCCGATAACGTCAAGATTGAGGTGGGTGACGACTTTGGGTTTGACGGGAACGTGTTCTGAGGTTAAACTATGGACAAATATGAACAACTCAACGAAACATTTGATGTTGCCCCCGTTGAGATAGAAAAGGTGAAACCCAATGATCTCGATGCCAAACTGGCCAAGTTTGAAAACTCCAATGAAGATATCCGTAAAGACTATGAATACACCAGGGGTAATCTATATTCAATCATTGAAAAAGGTCAAGAAGCAATTAACGGAATCCTTGAGTTAGCTCAAGAGAGTGAGATGCCTCGTGCTTATGAGGTTGCTGGTCAGTTAATCAAGAGTGTGTCTGATGCCACGGATAAACTCATGGATCTACAGAAGAAGTTGAAAGATGTTAATAAGGAAGAAGAGAAGGGACCATCCTCAGTTACTAATAATGCACTGTTTGTAGGATCCACAGCAGACCTACAAAAAATGCTTAAAAAGGTAAACAAAGATCTAAATACTTAAAAAGAGAAAATGGCAGCTCAATCAGTAAATATTCAAATTGATAAGGGAACTGATTTTTCTCATAACTTTGAGATGAAAAATCCTGACCAGTCTGTGTTAAATCTGACAGGATACTCTGCTGTTGCTAAGATCAGAAAGTTTCCTGAGGCAACTAAACAACATAGTTTTACTGTTGGTATAACGTCGGCAACAGGTATTATTGGGTTGTCGATGACAGTTGGTGTAACCACACAACTGACTAACGGAAGAAACTTCTACGATATTATCATCACTTCAGGTGTAGGCACTGTTACCAAAGCATTTGAAGGTAGTGTAATAGTCAATCCATCCGCTTCTGTCTAAATATAACATAAGAGCTCTTTTCTGAAACGTGAAGGAAAATCTAAAAGAGGGCAACCTCCGCAAGTGGTTCCAAGATGGTGGTTGGAACAGATACAACACCAAAGGTGAGAAAGTGGGCAAATGTGCTCGTGATGATAAGGATGGCGACGGTAAGGCAGATGGTCCTAAACCAAAGTGTCTTCCTGCATCTAGAGCAGCAAGTCTTGGTAAGAAGAAAATTGCTGCAGCAGTTAAGAGAAAAAGAAGAGAAGATCCTAATCCCGATAGAACCGGAGCAGCTAAGAACGTAAAAACAGTATCCAAAAAGAACGAGGAATTCGACATGGAAATCCAGGAGTCAGACAAGAAAGGTAAAGGTAGTGGTAAAAAGGATGCATGCTACCATAAAGTTAAAAGAACCGCTAAAGTCTGGCCTTCTGCTTATGCTTCTGGTCGTCTGGTTCAGTGTCGTAAGAAGGGTGCCGCTAACTATGGAAACTCTAAGAATGAAGAGTTCATGGCCCTCCCTGAATTCTCCGATCTTCAGATCAATAGTATGAGAGCAGCTGGTATTGAAGTTGAAGTTCTTGACGAGAAGTGCTGGAAGGGATATGAGAAAAAAGGTATGAAGACTATGTTTGGTAAGAGATATCCAAACTGTGTTAAGAAGGAAGAAGTAGAACAAGTCAAAGAGGGTGATGGTGATCCTTGCTGGGATACCCATAAGCAAGTAGGGATGAAGAAAAAAGGTGGGAAGATGGTTCCTAACTGTGTTCCCAAAAACGAAGAGGTAGAGGTATCTGAAAGACAAAGAGTTATTGAAGCTCTGAGAAATGAGAGTGTAGAATTAGAGGATGCAGACGGAAAAAAGTTTGCTGAAGTGATCGATGTGGTCACTAATGAGGATCTTGGAATCACAATGTCCGAGGCTGCAAGAATCCCTCAACAGTATGGAAACATCTATCTGGTAGGATTCAACTGGAAGTCCAGATACATGATGATGAGATTGTTCTTCCCTGATGTCAAGAAACCCTCCAGAAAAGAGGTGCAAGAAGCACTAGATAAAATCTATCCAGGATGTGTGGTACAAAGATTTGATATTGTTCCTTACAAACCCGGTGAACCCATGCTGAATATGGGTGTAAAAGAAGAGACCGAACAACTTGATGAGAAGTCTGCTGCATGGCAGAGAAAGGAAGGTAAAAGTAAAACTGGTGGTCTAAATGAGAAGGGACGCAAATCTTACGAACGCGAGAATCCTGGTTCTGATCTCAAGGCTCCTCAACCTGAAGGGGGTCCTAGAAAAAGATCCTTCTGTGCAAGAATGGGTGGAGTCAAGGGACCAATGAAGAAGCCTGATGGTTCTCCAACTCGTAAGGCTTTGGCTCTTAGAAAATGGAAGTGCTGAGCCCCGATAAATACTAAAAAACCCATATTATAATGTCGGAAGAACTTCCTTCTGTAAATGATTTTATCGAGGATAGATCTAATTTTTCTTCAGTTGAGTCGATCACTGAAGAAAATTTGCCCTCATATAAAGATTTTATAGAAACAAAAGAAGAAATCATTCATGAGGAAGTAGAACCTCAGGTAGAACAGCGTCAAGATAATACAGAAATTATTGTAAGTTTAATTGAGTCGGTAAGAAATAGTATTCCTGAAGTTAAGTCTTACGACAAGGAACTTTATGAGTTGGTTCAACTCATTGAGGAAGTGAGAAAAGAGATTCCTGTTGTTCCAGAACCTCCAGAGTTTCCAGAAATTCCTGAAGTAAGATATTATGACGAACAGATTGATAATTTACAAGAGCAAATTACTGAAGTAAAGGAAAGAGATATTCCAGACTTTAGATGGATTAGTAAGTCTTTCTCATCAATTAATGACGATTACGAAAGTGTTAGTTCATCTCTAGCTCAGTTAAAAGGAAAATTAGATCTTGAGATTAATAATCTTGTAGAAACTATTGAAGTCAATAAATTTGAGAGAGATGTAGATACTAAAAATCTCAATGAAAAAGTAAGTGATGTATCCGTCAATTTAGATTCTCGTATTCAAGATAATGATAGAATTATAAGAGAAGATATTAATAAAATTAAAAATAAAATTTATAATAATCTGAGAGAAACCTCACTCAGAATTTGGAATTTAAATAAAGAATATAAGTCGGAAGATAAAAAACTCAAGGCTTATGTTAATGATCAGTATGAACTTCTGACCTCCTCAATAGGTGAAGTTCTAAAAGAAAGTGATACAAAATATGATAAAGTCATTAAGTATTTCGACAATCTAAGAGAAGAAGTAAAAGCACTTCCTGAAGTAAAATATTATGATGAAGAGATTGATAAAGTAAATCAATCAGTCAAGAGTGTTCAAAATTTGGTCGAAGTTCTTGAGAACAAACTGAATAAAAAGATTGCGGGTCTGAAGGAAAGTATTCTGGTTGTGCCTCCCACAGAGAACAATACAGATCCTCTGACTCCACTAGATCAGAACTTTGCCACACTGGATGACTTGTCTAGTCATTACAGATTGTTCTTGAATCGAATTCAACAACAACTGGCAACCCTTGGTGGTGGCGGTGAGACTAGACTTGAATTCCTTGACGACCTTGATAGAGACACTGCTCTGGTTGATGGTAAGTTCCTTAAGTATCAGGCATCTACAGGTACATTTGTTGGTGCTGCGGCAGGTGGTTCCTATAGTGGAACCACTGGTCAACTACTACAGCATGATGGTTCGGATTATGTTGGAGTCAGTTCAGTAGGAGTTGCAACTTTCTTCAATGATCACCATCAAGGTTATTATAGATATAGCACTCATTTCTATTCTGCTGGTATAGCAAATACAGTTCAGACTCTCCCTGCTGATGAGTTTGTATTGATTCAACCCTCTGTGCGTACTAACAGAGTTAGGTTCTTGCCTGAGAAAATGTTGCTTGCTAATAATAATGACCCTTGGGTTGGTAGTGGTGCTACAGTTGGATCAGGTCAAACTGAATTTTCTCTTGCTGGTTTAGATGATGGTTCAACAGTTATCGTAAGAATTGCTGCTCAATTCAACCCTGATATTGATAATACTAACCTTGACTTTGCTTTGAATTTTACCACAAATCCGACAACTCAATCTTTTGGAACAACACATTTTAGTGTAACAAGAGAACAAGCACTCATCTGTAATGAGGGTGCTGACCAGAACTATATAAGTGAAACACTCATCAACTTTTACGTTGGTAATTCATTATCTGGAATGACGACAGATACTGCTGGCAGCTTTAACATATCTGCAAGAGCAAGCGATGAAGGTGATTTTGAAATGATGGCCCTAACAATCAACGTTGTAGCATAAAATGGCAAAGAAATTTAGAATTTTTGCAGATGTAAGTGCAGGGAGTTTGTTCTTTGATGGATCAAGGGTTCAACCTGCTCCACTTGGGGGTAAAGTTTTAGCGAGTCTCAATCCTAATCATTCTGATAGAATCAGAATAGTTAGAACTGACTTGTTTGCCAGAGATGGTGTCACTCCCAGAAGAATATTTAAAGGATTAAAGGTAGGTAGAGTTAAGAATCAGGCAGACCAAATTCTTACTACTGACCTTGGATTCACTGTATCACAAGTTATTGACTATCTTAATGACCAGGCAAACAAAAAGGTTAATGAGATTGATTTCCAAAAAGAAGGTGCATTAGTTGGTGGTGGAACAACCATTAACTTCACAGGTAATGTTGATAGTGTCTCAGTCAGTGGTGATGTTGTAACTGTAGGTATTTCCACAGGAATACATGCATCACAACTCACAGGAGTAGTTGCAACTGCTAACCTACCTATTACTAGTCTTGGTGGCGTCAACTTCGTTCCTGGTGAATCAGATACAACACCCGCCTTTGATCTTTCCGATGCACATAGTTATCCTTTTGGTATTTCGACCTCTGGTGGCCACGTTGGTTCAGGTATTACGTTATTTGATTTTAGAGGTAGCGGTGTATCTACTGTTACTTCAGTCACTTCAGGCATATCAACTGTATTCTTTGAGGGAGGTAGTGCTGGCAACCCTGTAACTAGTGGCATTCTTACATCTGG